CACACCACGTTCTGTGATCTGGACTCACGACCAAGTTGTATCATTCCTTGATACAGCCTTCACGAAGTTTGAGTGGCGTAACATCGGACTGATTGTCATGATGTGCTACGAGTGGGGGCAACGTCCAATAGACATCCGCAATCTCAAGTGGACTGACATAGATGGTGCCGTGGTGACCATCACACAGTCCAAGCGTGGTGCTACCGTTGAGCTACCTGTGCCTGACAACCTGATGCCTATGCTTGAGCAGCAGCGTGAGGACTGGGACTTCCAAGACTACGTAGTGCCTCACCACAGGCCACAGGACAGCGCCTACAGGCCGCTAACAGTTTCTCAGATGACAGCACTGCTCAGAGAAGTTAAGGCTATTGCTGGGCTACCTGACGAGCTGCAGGTAGGTGACCTGAGGAAGACTGCCATTGTGGAAATGATTGAGGGTGGGGTTGACCACCTTGCAATTCAATCTGTATCAGGGCATAAGAACGTGGCTAGTCTTAACCCGTACAATAAGTTTAGTTTGAACACAGCCAAAGCTGCACTTGAAAGGAGACAGCGATGAAAAGGAAAAGAGATATACCGCCTGAGGTATTCAGGCATTGGGCTAATTGTTTCATTGACGGTACGCTTGATGACGAGTATGCTGATGAGCTTGGTGAGATCCTTGAGTTACTTGCCAACAACGCAGAGTTCAATGAAGAGTTGAAGAAGAACCGTGGGGCTTGGTATGAAGGCTCAATACATTAGGAGAAGATCATGAAGATAACTAGAGTAAGTCCGTTTTCAAATAAGAAAGCAACGCTTGAGATTGACGTGACAGCTAGACAGATAGCTTCATGGGAGAAGGGTGAGTTGATACAGGATGCGATGCCAAACTTGACACCTGCTGAGCGTGAGTTTATCAAGATGGGCATTACGCCTGACGAGTGGGATGATATATTTGGAGTTGATAAATGACTGAGGCATTGACAGCACTTTGTATACTGCTATTTTTAATCCTTGGTATTGTTTTTATAATAGTGAGTGAGGTAAATAAATGATTGAAGTAACACACGTAGATCACATGGGCAAAGACTTGAGCGTTGCTAATGCAGCACGGGTAAGCTTTGGCAAGAAGAGTGATCTGGATTGGAGTGACCCTTGGAGTCCACCCAAGTTGAAGGAGAAGGATGCCAAGCTCATACGCTACCTTGCTAAGCATGAACACATCAGCCCCTTTGGGCATTGTTTTGCAAGCTTTCACATCAAGGCACCTGTGTTTGTGGCTAGGCAGTTAGTCAAGCATAAGTTCCTACGATGGAATGAGATAAGCCGTAGGTATGTGGACAATGAGCCTGAGTTTTTTATTCCTGCCGATTGGAGAGAAAAATCAGACGATAAAAAACAGGGCAGTGGTACTGGTTTTGTAAATGAACTTCCTCAAGATGACTCTGAAGACTATGCATCTGACAAAGGTTATTTGGTGGATCATTGGACTACAAATACAACCCGTTACGTAGAGGATAACATCTATTACCCTGCCCTGCATACTTATAGAGAGATGCTAGATGCGGGTGTATGCCCAGAGCAAGCACGTATGGTACTGCCACAGTCCATGATGACTGAGTGGTACTGGTCAGGTAGCTTGGATGCATTTGCTGACATGTGTAACCTACGCTGCAAGCCTGACACACAAGCTGAGACAAGGTTTGTGGCTGACGCTATCTCTGAGGAGATGGAAAAACTATTCCCTGTGTCATGGGAAGCTTTAACAAAGGAGAAAGATGATGGTTGAAGTAATTGGAATTGCAATTTTATCTGGTATAATTGGCATGATGCTTGGCCTGAAGATAGGTTGGCGTGATGCCAAGCGCCTCTATGATCCCTACCTACCAGGATATAAAGATGGCAGGTAATATCAACGGTGCAATCAAGGCGTCAGCTATTGTAGCTTTATTGATAGCTGCGCCACCCGTACTGATAGCTATGACATACGATGACTACCCAAAGTATTGCAAGCTATCTATCCTGCTGCCATGTATAGGGGTAAGTGATGAGTGATGAGGTTAAAATAATAAGTATAGAAGATCACGAGGATGGCAGTGCTACACTACAAGTAGAGTGCGATCCAAAAACTTTTATGGCTATCTTTAACGTAGGCTTTGTAGCCTTAGTCAAAGCTGGCTTAGAATCAGAAAGGAGTGAAGATGTACGCAGTAGAGATTGAAGTTGAGAAGGGTGAGTACACCCTAGTACGAAAAGAAAACCCTTGGACTTATGACACGAAGGTAAGAGTCTTTGAGACCAAGGAGAGAGCAGAGGAAGAAGCTGCAAGGTGGAACACGGGGCGTGTAATTAACTATTTACATTACATCCGACCTATGACAAAAGAGGAGCGTGAAAGAGCAAAGGAAAGATAGATGTCAGATAATCCACACTTAGCTTGTCCCTACACAGATTGTGGGTCAAGCGATGCATTCAATTGGAATGATGATGGCTACGGTCACTGTCATTCTTGTGGTAACTCATATCCATCTAGAGATATGTCAGAAACATTTGATTGGGTAAAGACTGAGTATGCTTTACCAGAAAGGAGAAAACCTATGGATATACCTGTGACGGGTATGACCTATCAGAACATCAGGGGTATTGATGCTGATGTCTGTGAGTTGTACGGCATCCAGTTACAGACTGGTGAAGGTGGCACACCTGTACGTTATGCGTACAAGTACCCACACACAGTCAAGTACAGGCTGCACAGTGACAAGTCTAAGTCTTGGGTCAAGGATCGTGGGCTGGGTATGAACCACCTGTTCGGCCCTGACTTCAATGCCGGCACAAGCCAGCGGATCTATTTGACTGAGGGTGAGTTTGATGCGGCCAGTCTGTATCAGATCCTTGGCAAGACATTCCCTGTGAAGTCACTACCCTCTGCATCTATTGGCGAAAAGTTCATTAAGCACAATCACGCTTATCTGTCGTCATTCAGAGAGATCATCTATGCAGGTGAGCTTGATGCAGCTGGACGTACTGCTGCTGACAAGTTGTACCAAGCCTTCCCTGAGAAGTTCTGGTATGTGCCTATGACCAAGCACAAGGATGCCAATGACTTCTTGCAAGCAGGTGATGGTCAAGACTTGATGTGGTCTGCAAAGAAACCTCAACGGTATTCACCTGAGAACTTCTTCTGCTCTGATCAAGATGTAGAAGATGCAATCCTGCATGAGAATCCCTACGAGTATATTCCCACAGGTCACACTGGTCTTGATGATAAGATCCGTGGGATGGTCAAGGGTGGTATCACCTTTATCAAAGCCCCAAGGGGTACTGGTAAGACTGAGGTGATCAGGTACTTTGAGACTGGTCTACTACGTGATGAAGATAGTCGTGTAGCTTTGCTTCACATGGAAGAGATGAAGTCTACCACCTACCGTTCAATGGCTACCTATCAGCTAGGTGTCAATGTCAGAACCAAGGATGATGCCAGAGAGAATGGTGTCTCTGAGGCAGCTGTGATTCAAGCAGCCAAGGAGATGACTCAGGGTGAGCGTACTATTATCTTTGAGATGATGTCACACGATGACCCACTCAAGTTGCTTGACTACATACGTCTTGCAGCTACGGTGTATGGTGCTGGCTTTATCTTCATTGACCACGTTCAGCGTCTAGCCTATCTGTCTAGCTCTGGTGTTGATGGTGCTACCAGCACACTGACTACACTAGGTTCTCGTGCAGCACAGTTGGCCAAGGAGTTGAACATCGGTGTGATCTTTATATCACAGGTCAATGACGATGGTAGAACAAAGTATGCTGCTTCACTTGAAGAAGAAGCAATCATCTGTATTAAGATCGAGCGTGATGTTGAGACAGACGATGAGGTTCTACAGAACACCACCAACTTTGTTGTTGACAAGAACAGACCGTTTGCTAAGTTGGGCAATGCTGGTTCAGTCTACTATGATCCAGAGACTACGATACTTAGTGAAGAAACACCATTTGTAAGGAGTGACCTAGCAGCATGATTGTATTTGACGTAGAAGCTGACAACCTCTTGGATGATGCTACTAAAATACATTGCTTATCTTACACATCTGATGGGGTTAATTACGACACCTTGTTTGACTATAACGACATGCGTGACTTAATCATGAGTCAAGCTGGTTTGATTGGTCACAACATTGTGCGGTATGATGCACCGTTACTTGAGAAGCTATTGGGTATCAAGCTTGAGGCTAGATTGTTTGACACTCTACCTATGTCTTGGGTTATCAACTACAACAGACCTAAGCATGGCTTGGAATCTTTTGGTGAAGACTTTGGTGTACCTAAACCTGAGATCAATGACTGGGTTAATCTCACTCAAGAAGAGTATGCCCACCGTTGTACCGAAGATGTCAAGATCAACTGGTTGCTTTGGCAAGACTTGCTCAAGCGATTCATGATCATCTATCAGAAGGACAAGGTGCTGTTGGATAAGTTCTTCCGCTACCTTGAGTTCAAGATGAGGTGTGCAGCTACAGCTGAGTCTGTTGGTTGGAAGCTTGATCTAGACTTGGCTACCAAGTGTGTTGCTGATCTGACTCAACAGCAGATCGACAAGGTTGCAGAGCTTAAGACTGTGATGCCAAGAGTTGCTAAGACTCAGGTAAAGCGTAAGCCTAAGAACTGCTTCAAGCAAGATGGTTCTCCATCTGCTCACGGTGAAAAGTGGTTTGCCCTACTTAGTGAAAATAATTTGCCTAGTCATCATGACGATGGTGTGATTGTTCTCAAGGGTTACGATGAGCCTAATCCTAACTCTAGCACTCAGGTAAAAGACTGGTTGTATTCTTTGGGTTGGGTGCCTTGCACATTCAAGTACGTCAAAGAGGATGATGGTAGTGAAAGAACCATACCTCAAGTGCGTAAGGATGGTGAGCTTACTGACTCAGTTAGTCTACTTGTAGATGACAACCCGTCAGTCAAAGTTCTTGAGGGTCTTACTGTAATCCAACACAGACTAAGTATCTTCAAAGGTTTTGTTGAGTGTGAGCGTGACGGTTATGTGAAGGCAGAGATTGATGGCCTCACTAATACACTACGCTTCAAGCACAAGAAACCTCTTGTCAACTTGCCTGGGGTAGACAGACCCTGGGGTAAGGAGATCCGTGGGTGCCTCACTGCACCTGAGGGTTACGTACTGTGTGGTGCTGACATGACCTCTCTTGAGGATACATGCAAGCGTCACTACATGCACCCTTACGATCCAGCTTATGTGTTTGAGATGTCGCAGGATGGGTTTGACCCACACCTCGACTTGGCTAAACATGCAGGTGCTGTATCACAGGATGACATCGACGCTTACAATCAGGGTACTAAGCCTGAGCTTAAAGCCTTGCGTAAGAACTACAAGGTAGTCAACTACTCTGCTACCTATGGTGTTGGTGCTGCTAAACTATCACGTACTACTGGCTTACCTGCCCATGAGTGTCAGGCATTGCTTGAGGCTTACTGGAATCGTAACTGGTCAGTCAAAGAGTTTGCTAAGTCTCAGCATGTGCGTAAGATCAATGGTGAGATGTGGGTACAGAACCCTGTCAGTAAGTTCTGGCACAGCCTACGCTACGAGAAGGATGTGTTCTCTACACTCAACCAATCAACTGGTGCTTACTGCTTTGACAAGTGGGTTGCCTACTACCGTACACGTAGGGGCAATATCATCGGGCAGTTCCATGACGAATCAATCAATCTGGTGAAAGAAGGAGATCAAGATGTTCACAGTAATACTTTGACTTGGGCTATTGAAAAACTTAACAAAGAACTTAAATTAAATGTTGACTTGGGTATAGACATACAATACGGTCAACGATATAGTGACGTACACTAAACATATGGAGGGCCACATGGCTACACGTAAAGTAAAACTAACTGGTACTGCAGAGTGGGCAAAAGTATTCCCACAGAACCGTGACTTGCTAGGCTTTGATGGAGCTTATCAAGACTGCGATGGTGCTTGCACTATTGATGTTATCTTGGATGACGAGAACATGGCTAAGTTGACAGCCACAGGTTCAATGAAGCGAGGTACACCTGACCCAGAGGGACGGGGTAAGAAGGTACGCCTTGTGCGTAAGTATAACACTGGCCGTGATTGGGACAGTGGTGCACCCGTAGTTGCTAAAGAAGACGGTACACTTTGGGACTACGATACAGATGGTACTATTGGTAACGGTTCTACCGTTGAGGTACTACTCTCAGTCTACGATACACGAATGAAAAGTATTGTAGGTACACGACTTGACAAGGTTATTGTCCTTGATCATGTAGAATACATCCCACCACAGGACGATGGCGGTACTTCCCCTGCCTTAGAGAAGCCTGTAGAAGCAGCTACTGAAGACTCAGTGCTATTCTAAGGATGTAACTTAGGGGGTGGTTGGTTTCCTTTCCTTTCCCTTCCACCCCCAACTTAAGGAGTGACTATGAAAAATATACAGACATTGGTAGACGATCTGTACCAAGTGATACAAGGCCAAGGCGGATGGACAGAAAGCATTAGCACCCAGATGGGTAATGCTGTTGCTGACACTGCCAACAAAAGGTTTTCTAAACCACAGGAGCCACGGGGTTATCTATCTTTATCTTCTATTGGAACTCCTTGTAAGCGTAAGCTATGGTATAAGGTTAATAAAGCTGGTGAAGGTGAGCAGCTAGAGTCCAACACCTTACTCAAGTTCTTCTATGGCGACATGATCGAAGAGCTTATCCTAAGCATGACGGTAGCTGCTGGACATGACCTCAAGGGGTCACAGGACAGGCTAGATGTTCATGGCATCAAGGGGCATAGGGATGCAGTCATTGACGGTATGACTGTTGATGTAAAGTCTTGCAGCTCCTATGCATTCAAGAAGTTCAAAGAGGGGAACCTACGTGATGATGACCCGTTTGGTTATATATCTCAGCTTAGTTCTTATGTTTATGCAGGTAAGGATGACCCACTTGTTACTGACAAGACTCATGGTGCTTTTCTTGCTATTGATAAGCAGAATGGACATATTTGTTTGGATGTTTATGATTTCACTGAAGAACTAAAAACAAAAGAAGCAGAGATGAAAGAGGCTGTGGCTATGGTCAAGGGTGAGATACCTGAGGATCGTGTCAAGCCAGTGCCTCAGTCAAAGACTAGCCCTAACATGAAGCTGTCTATGGGCTGCAGCTACTGTGAATACAAGAAGCTATGCTGGCCTAACATGCGTAAGTTTGTTTACAGCTATGGCCCAGAGTTCCTTGTTCATGTTGAGAAAGAACCAAGGGTTGCGGAGACAGTAGATGACTAGACAGGCTAAGCAGAAGGGCCGCTTAGGTCAGCAAGAGATTAGGGATAGGCTACTTGAAGCCTTCCCTGAGTTCGAGCCAGATGATATTAAGTCTACTACGATGGGGGAATCAGGGGCTGACATCCAGCTATCTCCTGCAGCTAGAAAGAAGTTACCTCTATCTGTTGAGGTGAAGAGACGTAAGGCAGAACTTAAAACTGTTTATCGTTTTATGGAACAAGCCTCTAGACATTCAAAGCACGAGCCTGTAGTGTTCTTTAGATCAGACAGAAAACCGTGGGTAGTAATGGTTGGTCTTGATCATTATGTAGAGCTATTAAGGAATTGGAAAACATGACAGTAAAAATATGGGATATATCAGTAGGGCCAATATCAGTAGACGAAGCGCCTGATGATGAAGACTTCCCAGAAGGTTGTAACTATTTTGTCGTCTGTAAAACAGAGATAGATGGTGAGATGGAAGAAGTAAACTTTTGGTTTGAAGACCTTGCGCAGATACAAGAATGGCAGAAACATTTTAGAACCAGTATCGAACCGCTTGAAATAGACGAAGAACACTAGGAGAATAAACATGGCCGTTAGAAAGCCTTTTGAACCACACTTATATGATCGCTTTGACAACCCTGCTAAAGTGAAGCTGATTGAAATACTACAGCATCAGGGTCATGAGATCTCTTCTGTAAAGGAGAACTTCTACGCTGATGTAGAGTCAACCCGAAAGGGTATCACCTACTACAGTGAAGCAGAAGTTAAGCGAGGTTGGAAGGAAGACTGGCCTGAGGATTGGACTGAGATTAGAATCCCAGAGCGTAAGACACGGCTGCTTAATAAGTATGAGCATAACGTAAACTTCTTTGTGTTCAATAATGACTTGACTGCTTGCTGGAAGATACGAGGATCTCAGATGACTGATGATACTATCCGTGAGGCTAAGGGTAGATACATCATGAAGGGTGAGAAGTTCTTTCACATACCCTACAAAGAAGCTGAGCTAGTAACATTAAATAGCTTGACCGACAGTCAAGAATCTGTATAACTAGGGGTTTCCAAATGAACTACGAAGTCCACCTAGCAATACTCGTAGATAAAGATGCTAATTTCCTGGAGATTTCTGGGGATAATTGTGGAGTACTAAAAGAGAAAATAGAAGATGCTCTGTACGACATAGATGATGTAACCGTAACCCAATGTGAGGTAAACAAGTATGACTAAACTAACTCTAGACGATAAAGAATATGAAATTGATGACATGAATGATGAGCAGAAAGAGATTCTAAACATCTTGAATCTTGGGTCTAATTCTGCAAATCTTTTGAATCATATGATCCAATGTGTAAATGCTATTCAACAGATGAAAACAAATGAATTGAAACAGTCATTGGAAGGTGATAAGGATGATCAATCGCAGTGATCTAGAGGCGTTTGGCTACTTTGATATGTTTCAGAATAGTCCAGACTACAACGAAGATCCTGTCCGTTTCTATAGCCAGTTTGTAGAGGACAAGATATTAACTAAGGGACGTGATCGTCTAATAGAAAATACTCTTGGACTCTCTGGTGAAGCGGGTGAGGTATCTGAGAAAGTAAAGAAGCTCTTTCGTGATAAGAATAGATTCAAGGATGAAGATATACTGAAAGAGTTAGGTGATGTGTTGTTCTACACGGTAGCTTTGGCAAACATCTTCGGGGGTAACCTACGTAAGGTTATGGAGATGAACATGGCAAAGTTAGATGACAGAGAGCAACGTGGTGTACTAAAGGGAAGCGGAGATAATAGATGAATAACTACCTACCAACAGACTACCAAGCTTTTATTCATACTTCACGGTATGCACGATGGCTTGATGATGAAGGACGAAGAGAGTCTTGGGGCGAAACAGTAGATCGTTATATTAACAATGTAGTAGGGCGTAAGATTGACGAGAACACTAAAGATGACTTAATGTTTTCTATTCTCAACCTAGAGGTTATGCCCTCTATGCGAGCCATGATGACCGCAGGTCCAGCTGCTACTCGTGACAACACCTGTATGTATAACTGCAGCTACTTACCCGTAGATGACCCTAAGTCCTTCGATGAGGCTATGTTCATCCTCTTGTGTGGTACTGGTGTCGGCTTCAGTGTCGAGCGGCAGTTTGTCAGTAAGTTGCCTGAGATCCCTGAGCTGTTCGTTAGTGAGACTACTATCGTTGTCAAAGACAGTAAGGAAGGTTGGGCTAAAGCTCTTCGTCAAGTTCTTGCTCTCCTCTGGGCTGGTGAAATCCCTCAATGGGATATTGGTTTGGTACGTCCTGCAGGTGCAAAGCTTAAGACCTTTGGTGGTCGAGCATCAGGTCCAGCACCTCTTGTTGAGTTGTTCAACTTTGTTATCACTACCTTCAAGAATGCACAAGGACGTAAGCTATCTAGCATTGAGTGTCACGACATCATGTGTAAGATTGGTGAGGTAGTTGTCGTAGGTGGTGTACGTAGGTCAGCCATGATTAGTTTATCTAACTTGTCAGATGATCGTATGCGTCATGCTAAGTCAGGTGCATGGTGGGAGAATGACCCACAACGTGCCTTAGCTAATAACTCTGTGAGCTATACAGAGAAACCAGATGCTGTATCCTTCATGCGTGAGTGGACTGCACTGGTAGAGTCAGGAAGTGGAGAGCGTGGTGTATTCAATCGTCAAGCAAGTAAGAAGCAAGCTGAAAAGAATGGTCGGCGTGATCCTAACTATGAGTTCGGGACTAACCCGTGTAGTGAGATCATACTTAGACCGAATCAGTTTTGCAATCTCACTGAAGTTGTGGTACGTGCGACAGACAGCATGGAAGATCTTGAGCGTAAAGTTAGACTGGCTACGATTCTGGGAACCATACAATCCACCTACACCAAGTTTCCATACTTGCGTAAGGTGTGGAACAAGAACACAGAAGAAGAGCGTCTGCTGGGTGTGTCACTTACAGGGATAATGGACAACTCCTTGATGACTATTAAGAACAAAGGCTTGGAGAAGACTCTTGAACATCTTCGTGGGATTTGTGTTTCTACTAATGCTGAATGGGCTGACCGTCTTGGTATACCTGTTGCTGCTGCAATTACATGCGTCAAGCCTTCGGGCACGGTATCGCAATTGGTGGATAGTGCCAGTGGCATACATGCTCGCCATAGTCCCTATTATATCCGTACTGTGCGTGGTGATAATAAAGATCCCCTAACACAGTTCATGTCTGATCAAGGTATTCCTAATGAGCCTTGTGTCATGAAGCCAGATCAAACAACAGTATTTAGTTTCCCTGTGAAGTCTCCGACTAAGGCAGTGGTTACTGAAGATATGACAGCCATTGAACAACTTGAGACTTGGCTGATGTATCAACGACATTGGTGTGAGCATAAACCCTCAGTAACAATCAATGTACGTAAGGATGAGTGGTTTGAAGTAGGTGCCTTTGTGTACAAATACTTTGACGAGATGTCGGGCGTATCCTTCTTGCCTTACAACGAGCACACTTATCAACAAGCACCTTATCAAGAAGTAGATAAGGATCAATATAAAGACTTGCTTTCTGCTATGCCATCTGCTATTGCTTGGAGTGAGCTGGCTAACTACGAGAAGGAAGATAACACAGTCTCAATGCAGACAATGGCCTGTACAGGTGATGTCTGTGAGATGGTAGACATAACATAAGGAGATAGATATGTTTGAAGTAATGACGTTCTTAGCAGGTGCTGTGATTGTAGCAGACCTTGTTATTCCAGTGGCATTAGAAACAATTTCAGGGTTGTTCTAATGTATGTTCTAGTGCTCATAATGTTCTTTGAAGATAGGTATAAGATCCAAGGTCATCATACGTTCTTTCCAAGTCAGGTTGCTTGTCATGAGTTTGCAGCTCCACTTAAAAAAAGACTTATGGACACTAGACCTTCACCCAACTCTAATGTAAAATACTATTGTTTTGAAGTTCCAAAAGAGGTTTAAATGAAATACGACCCAGTAAACAGCCCAGCACATTACAAGTTAAGTGGTGGTATAGAGTGCATTGATTATATCAAACAGGTGCTAACCCTTGATCAGTTCATTGGTTACTGCCACGGTAATATGATCAAGTATCAACACAGGTACATGTACAAGGGTAACCCTGTTCAGGATATGGAGAAAGCAGAATGGTATCTAAACAAAATGTTAGAGGCAATGGAGGAAAAACACAAATGAGGCCATACGAAGAGGGTATAAAGGACTTTAGGGAAGGCAACTTAGGCAATCCTCATAGACCAAATACCAAGCAGGGCAGGGAGTGGGAGATGGGCTTTAACAAAGCCTACTTCCGTAACCTTGAAAGGGTTAAGCTTAATGAACAAAAACAAAAAGAGTCTTGAAGAAGAGGCCAAAAGTTACAGGCAGAAAAAGATAAAGCCACCGCTTAAAAACAAAGCACTTACTTCTCGTAGGTACTTAGCTGGTCAAGCGATGGCTGCGTTGTTATCAAGATCTCCAGGGCATGTTCACAAAGGAGATATAAAGCGTGAGTCATATGATTGGGCTGACTTCATGTTAGAGGATGATGATGAATAACAAAAGGGGGCTCTAAGTGGCCCCCTTAAGTTTATTCTGTTTGCTTTTTAAAGATACGTAAGCTACGTAAGGACTCTTCAGTTTCTAAATACCGTTGGAGTATAAAGAGTTCGTTCGGCTCTAAGTCTTCTAGGTCTCCCAAGTTTAATTCTTTTAGACCTTTCTGAACACCTGACTTAGGAAACTTGCTAGTTATGTCGTACTGTAGCGCAGTTACATCTTCAGGTCCAGAGTATTGCATACGCAAGAAAGTCTTAGCTAAATCTTTTGCTCTAGGTACAACATCACCCTTCCAGTGCTGTAACTTTTCTTCTTGAGTCAAACTATCAAACCAACTAGACTCTAGTAGTAAGCTTGACTCTGACTCTATTATATCAAAGAAGATTCCGCTCAGAGTATTACCAGCTTGAGGTGCTTGGTCTTTAACTTTCTTACTGGCTCCAATCATACTATCAAGTTTATAGTCTGGTATACCTACCCTATTCATAACACGTTGAGTATCAGTAAGCCTAATGTTTCTAATACCTAACATCTTAGTAGATTGTATATCGACTGTACCACCTGCAGCAGTCTGTCTAGCTTCGGCTAAAGGTTCTCCAATAAACAAGGGTATGATATTGTCTATGTAACGAAAGGCATTATTTACTAGCTTGTTATTTTGTTTTCTATCTATAGGTGCAGCATCTTCACCTCTAGCAAGACCAGCGACAATGTTCAAAGGTTCTGCAGCCCTGAATACAGGATTTACAAACTGATTAGCTAAGGTGTTGCCAGCTATATTTAAAGCACCAGCAACATCACGTCTTTCAGGGTCAACCATAAGCGTAATAGACTCTAGTGTATCTCTTTGAGTTTTATCTAAGTTTCTTAATAAACCACTTAAGCCAAAGTCTGCACTAAATTGCTTAAAAGCTTCCATAGCTTGTTGCTTTTCACCCATCCGCATCAACGCCCAGATTCTACCCCCAGCTCTGTATGCAGATATAGGAAAGTCAAACTGTTGGTTTATAACTTCTCCACCTGCAGTAGCTGTTGCATATAAAGGTAAACCTTTTTTAACGTTATCAATTTCTTCATTAGATACTACCCAAAGAGCACCAGCAGATACCGTAGTTCTAGCAAATGCTTCCTTCATAGTCATGTTGTCGTAGAAACCCATACTCTTTGCAATCATGTTTACTCCAGGAGCATTCTTTCCTGTGAATGCTACTGTGGCATTAAAGAATCTACCAAAGGGAACTGCCATACCTATAACAGGAAGCTTCCTAGCGTTTTCTATACCCCCTGCAATTGTACCTACTAAGCCTTCATCCTTATAAGATTTAGAAAAGATTGCCTCCAAGGTATCATCAACAGCATTAGCTTCTATAGTACGATACTCCTTACTCCCCATATATTTTTGAAGAGACATATCGCCTATGTTTTCAGATCTATAAAATTCGTTCCAGCCTTTACCTGTAGCAGCTCTAAGCTTCTTATCCATCTGAAATAAAAATTCTTGCGACTTAGTAAATCCATCCTGTGCTTGTACTAAGGTAAGCTTCTGCACCATATCAATATAGTTATCTGTTCTTAACCCCACTAATTTCATACGTGGGCTAAACTTACCGCCTGTTAGCAGTGTATTGGTACCCTCTACACCACCAGGAAGTACACTGTTTAATTTTTGAAGTGCCTCAGAGTTTCTTTGTAATGCAGATTCAAAAGCTGTATAGGTCATGTCAGGATCAAGTAGAAACTTGACTCGTTGCATACTAGATTCCATAAGAATCTTAGCTAACCTCTGAGTTTCAGCACCCTTTTCTACCTGACCAGCTAACTTTTGTAGTGTGCCATATCCAGCATTTACTAATGCTATAGACATATCAGTAGCACTTTGCAGGGTAGCATTAGTGCCCCAACCAACTACATTAAGTGCACTTGTAGAAGGATGAGCAACAAGTAATCTAATTAAACGGTCTTGGTTTTTCTGGAAAGCTTCTAAGGTCATCCCAGTTACGGTTGGGTCAAAATCTTTAGCAGCCTTAGGTTCAGTACCCTTTAGGATAGACAGTCGTAACTTCTTAGTAGTAACTTTACCTTTCCTGCTACGATAGACTACTGTTGCCAGATCTCCATCTATCTCCTTTACTTCACCAATTCTTTTTGTACCTACTGAAGACACCCTGTCGCCAACTTCTATTGTCTTAACAGCTATATCACCACGAATAAATCCAGCATCTAAGGCAGACTCATATAGATCCTTTAGTTCCATGTCAGTAATAGAAAGACCTAGCTGTTTAGCTGACTGACCCATGAGACCAAGAGTCGAACCAGCCTCAGACATTTTGTATGACAGTATGTTACCTATATCTCTACCAGTAACTTGAGATCTTGGGATGATGTTTCCATCATTGTCACGTACTTTAATCTTATTACCAGTAGCTTTCTCAATAGCTTTTATAAATCCTTGAGCTTCCTTGTCGCTAACATCGGCAATAATATCAGCCATCCAGTTGGTAAACTTATCATCTTCAAAACGTTTAGCCCAAACAAACCCTCTTTCAAAGGCAGTCTGAGTCATACCCTTAAAGATAACTTCATCACCTTCGTTATGCCCCAGTATAAGAACTTTAAAGAAGTCGTGACTAAAGTCTTTGCTACCTTTAGATAACTCTGCTCCACCCTCTAGTTTTGTCTTCCAGTCTCGACCAACATCTACTTTCTTTTGCTTCACATATTTATCTATAGCTTGAGAAGCTTCTGACAAAAAGCCTGTAGCATCTGGTGTAGGTAGTTCCATTGTAGGTACTGCTGTATCTGACATACCACGTCTTGCAATCAAGCCAGCTTGAACACCACCCATAATGATACCACCAGCAGCAGCTATGCCCACAGCTAGGTAGTTAATATCTTCCTGTGCATCCACATCTACTAGGCCATCTTGATACAAGTACTCCATACCCGTACCTATTGTAGCATCTATACCAGTGGTAATACCTATTTCTGTGATAGCTTTCTTAGTAGCTAGACGTTGAGCAGCAGTCTTACCTAAAGTCTGCTGTACATAAGAGCCTATCTTAGCCTTAGTAGCTGTACGTGAAGCTTGTACTCCATCCGCAAACAACTTGGTACCAACTTTTTCAGCTGTCTTTTTTGTACCTTCCTTTTGCATAGACTGCAGAGCAGCCTTCTTTGCAACTGATGTACCTACACGAATAGAACCATTAGCTGCAGCCTTACCTATAAGTCCTCCAAGAAGGTTTGCTGGATCAAGTAAAACACTTCTAGTGAAGTCCATCACACCTTCAGCTTTTTCACCTACTGTCGTTTCTTTACTAAAGATGCCGGCCATGTTTTCATACAACTTATATGCAGCAGCAGCTCTAGTCTTCTTAGCTTCATCATCTTGTATGTCGTTGATGTAATCTATCTCAGCTAGTCCACGGACAGTATTACCTGACACAACACCACGACGATTGTTTAAGAAGCTGTCGATAACATCTTCTCTAGATTTACCATCTACTTCTTCATCACCAAACCTATCACGCATATAGCCTTCAGCTATGGAGTAGGCATAGTCATTCTCTGCTAGATCATTTTGAGTGTATGTACCAGCTTCAGGTAACGCAGGTTCAACCTTCTCAGGTTCAACTAAAATATTTGGATCAGTTAAAATAAAACCTTCTG